TTATTATTTAATAATATTTAATATAGTAGTATATATTATAAATATTATTAAATGGCTGATACTAATATGGGAAAATTTTCAGAATCATCTTCAACTAATGTAAAAGCACCTGTTGCAAATACTCCTAATACTGAAGGTGGTTTTATGTCATCTGCAATGGATTTTTTAAAAAAAAATAAAACAATTATAATTGGTGTTATTGTTCTAATAATCATTGGTTTTATCGCTTATAAATATTTTGCCAAAGAAGGCTTTAATGGTGCAACTAAAGTAAAAGCAGTTGGTGGTAAAAAGAAAAAAGCTATAACCAATCAACAACATCAAGAGCTCAATGAAGATTTTGATGCTTCAGAAGAAGAACATTTTAATGAAGAATTCGATAATCAAGAAGAAGATTATCAAGAAGAAGGCCAAGAAGATTATGAAGGTGCTGAAGAAGAAGTAGTAGAAAATTATGAAGAATTTGATAATCAAGAAGAAGCAGCAGAAGATTATGAAGGTGCAGAAGAAGCAGCAGAAGATTATGATGAACAAGAAGAATAAAAAATTAAATAAATAAATTAAATAAATAAATTTTTACATAATATTTTTAATTAAACTAATTAAAAGTACTAAAAGTGTTTAGCAAGTGCATCTAAGATTTCCCACATAATTTTACAATCAATTAAATTATAGCTTTGTATACAATCCATTTCTGTTTTAAATTTAGTTTTGTCTGAATTATTATAAATTAGATAGGCTTGAAACATTGCATCTAAACCATTTTTTACATTATCTGATTCGGACCAGATGGTTTTAATCAATCCAAGATTATATAGAGCTTTACCTACAGATTTTAGAGAGAAATTAAGAGATCCTTTGATAATAATAGGTTCTTCATGAAACATTTTTAAAATATCTATCCATTGAAATATAGGCATTAATATATTATGTTTTGAACATGCCTTTCCCAAAACAATTGGCTCAAAACCAGACCAATGATACAAGTTAACATTCGATGAATCTATTTTATAATTTGCCGATATATCTCTAATATGATTTGTCATTTGATTAATAATTTTTATTTGTGATTGATCAGATAAATCATCAGCAATATAACATTTATAAGACCATTTGTTATTATATGAATGACCTATACCAATCATAAAAATGATATCATTTGCATTTGGATTATTAATTTCTATATCAGTTTGTTCTCTTGGAAGAAATGCCGTACTATTTAAAGTTTCAAAATCAATATAAAATGCTAATTTATTACGATCTCTCCAACCACCAAAATCACTTTTTATTTTTTTTGGATAAACTTTATCAGAAAGTTTAGTTGATTTTGATCTGTTTATTTGTAAGATTAAATCTAGAGTAGATGCATTTTTACCATTAAAACCTAAAAGATTACTATTTACTTTAGGGTCAGACCATTTTGTACATCCATTTGCGATTGCATTAGCTCTATGTTTTGGACCACACATCCAAATATCTGTAATTTCATGATTTTTCTCAGCTAAAAATTTTTTAACTTTTCTAAATTTACCATCTGTTGAATTACACATATTTGGATATAAATTTGGATTATTAGGTTCTAAACAGTTTAAATTATTTGTGTCATTTCTTACTAATTTATTCCATTCAATTGCAGAATTTGATGAATCAATATAGGAAAGATCATTTAGTTCAAAATCAATTATACCAACTCTATCAAACGGATTTGCACATTGATATAAAGTATCTTTTTGTTTACGTGTCCATTTACTTGCCATAATAAAAGCAGTTTTTGTATCATAATTTTGAATTTCTGACAGAATTTGATGATAGATTGCAATTTGGCCTTTGTATGGTTTTACACCATTATAGTTTAAAATTGTATCAGCTCTAGCAGATAAATGTAAATTACTATTTTTTATATCAATGATATAATATGGATATTGTTTAGTGGTTTTTAATTTAATTAAATCTACTTGAATTTCTTCATCAAAAATCTTATTAATATAATCAGCCCTAACAATTAAATCTGGTAAACCATATGATTTATTTTTAGAATTATGTAAAACCCCTTGATAAATAATTGGAACTCCTTTTTTTATCATATTTTGAGTCATATGATAATAAATCGGATCTTTTAATTTAAGTTTTGTTACTTCATTATATGTACTAATATCTAAAATTTTAATAATTTGATTTGGATATTTATTATTTAAATCCCTTATTACTTGATCTTCAAATTTAATACCATTCTCTAAAATTGCAGATAAAAAAGTTTGTTTATTATCTGGTGTTAAATCAGAATATTTTCTTTTTTTATATTTATTAAAATCATTTAAATCTTCAATTTCATAAATATGATTATATTCTAAGAAATCAATTAATGGATCATCCATTAAATAATTTCTTGTTTTACTCGCAGAAATCCATGTGTTATCTATTTGTGTGGAAATATTATATAACCAAAAATCAGTATTTTTATTTTGTTCATATTCTGATATTAAAATTGGATAATAATCTGTTGAATAATTTAAAAACCAAACGATAATTACTTTTGGTAAAGTAGTTATTTGACTATTTGTATAATCATTAATTAAATTATATAAATAAGAATTCGTCTTTAATGATTGATTTGATGATTCAAACATTAACTTAAATTCATGATATTTATCATAATCTGCAATTTCTATAATTGTATTTGGATTAGACGCATAAATATCATACACATTATTATTGATTATATATTGTTTTGGATCATATAAATAACTAATAGAATTTGAAAATTCACTGTTAGAATCATAATATTTATTGATACAGTTTTTTAATTCTTTTAAAATATGAGGAACAGTTATATTCAATGATTCAACATATGGAGATATCATCTTTTTTAAACACACTTTATTTGATCTTAAATTATATTTTATTTCTTGTTGTTTGGCTGAAATAGTTGGTTTAGTTAGTTTAGTTAGTTTAGTTAGTTTAGTTAGTTTAGTTAGTTTAGTTAGTTTAGTTAGTTTAGTTAGTTTAGTTAGTTTAGTTAGTTTAGTTAGTTTAGTTGATTTTGTTGATTTAACAGATACAATTGATGAAATTGGTTTTGCAGATATAAATGGCCCAACCGAATTAAATTGTTCTAATGGTTTTGATTCATTAACATCTAAATGATTAAATACTTGATCATCTATATCTTGGTTAAAATTCATTCGTCTCCTTTTTGGATATGACATATAAGATTAATAAGATTAATAAGATTGATAATAAATTTTATCAATCTTATTAATCTTATATTTGAAGCAAAAAATTTCAATTATTTGATGTATTAAATAAAAATTTGCAAAATTCTTAATTTATATATGGTTTAAACAAATGTTATAATATAACATTTAAAGTAACTAAGTATATTATAATAAAACATATGAGTTCAAATGAAAATACCAAGCTACGTAAACGTGGGATGTCGGATTTGTCAGTAACAAATCAAAGTAATGATATAGTAACTAGGAATCGTTCAAATTCTGAAGTTAATATTAAACCACCGAATAATCCAGTTCAATCTTCTAAAATAGATACTATACAATTGCCATTATTTGATCTAAATTCAATAAAAAAAGATTCAAAACAAACTTCAAACAAAGATTCAAAAAAAGATTCAAACAAAGATTCAAAACAAACTTTAAATAAATCATCAAAACAAACTTCAAACAAATCATCAAAACAATCATCCGAGTCAGAAATAGATTCAGATAATGATTTTATAGTAAATGATTCAGAAGATATTGATTCTATTGATTCAGAAGATGACGAATCGTATGTACCTAGATCAAAAAGAAGGAGATTAAATTCAGATTTTCAAAAAAAATGTGATATATATAATTTGCCAGATAATTTGCCTAATTTAAATTCACAGACGGATAAGTATGAGAAAGTGAAGAAAAATTTAATGGAATCACAAATAGATTTATCTACTATTTTGTCATTAGATAATGTATTAGATTCAGAACTAACACAAATGGTTGAAAAATATAGTCTAATGATAAATTCTGAGAATGATTTATCAACATATATCAAAATAAGAAATGAACTAAAAGATATGATAGGATATTATGCAAATTCAGATATGAAACAAAGAAAAACAAATATGGATAAAAAAACAGAATTGGATAGTATAGCAATAAATACATCAGAACTTGAGAATAAGATATTAAATATGTTTAGTGGTTTAAATATGTCAGATCCTAGTCAGAAAAAGCACTATTTATATATTCAAGGTTTGATATATCAAAAATATAAAAAATTATCAAATATGTCCCCTGCAGATTCAGAATATTATAAATTAAAAGAATGGTTAGATACTGCAGTAAATATTCCATTTAATATCACATCACCTGTAATAAAAAAAGATAATCTAAGTCAGATGTTGGCAAAAATTAAACAAGGTTTAGATGCTGAATTATTTGGAATGGAAAAAGTAAAAGAAGAACTATTAATGGCAATTAATCAGAGATTTACTAATCCATCAAAAGCAGATACTAGTATTGCGTTGGTAGGACCACCCGGAGTAGGTAAAACTAAAATAATTACAGTTCTTGCAAAAATAATGTCATATCCTTGGGAACATATTTCAATGGGTGGAACAAATGATAGTTCGTTTTTGGCAGGACACTCCTATACTTACGAGGGAGCAAAGCCAGGTCAATTAGTAAATGCCTTAATTAGGATGAAGTGTAAGGATGGAATTATATTTTTTGATGAGATAGATAAAATAGCAGATACTTCAAACGGTAAAGAGGTATCAAATCAATTGCTTCATATCACAGATTTTACACAGAATGATCATTTTTGTGATAAATATATGCCCGAAATCCCAATAGATTTATCTAAAATATGGTTTATCTTTTCCCTAAATTCTATAGCCGCAATAGATCCAGTATTATCTAATAGATTTAATTTTATATATGTAGAAGGTTATACTGCAGAAGAAAAACTAACAATATGTAGAGATCATTTATTACCAAAAGCTTTTGATAAATATAAATTATCAGTAGATAAGTATATCTTTACTGATCAGATATTAAGAAAAATAATTAATCATAGTATTCAGAGAGAAAAATCAGCAAATTCGGATATTAATACTATCCAAACCAAAACAGGAATTCGTGAATTAAAAAGATCAATAGATCATATTTTTAATAGATTATCATTATTAGAGAATATGATCAACAACAAACTATCTAATTCAAATATTGTAGAGAGTTTAAGTTTCTATCCCAAAGATATGGAATTTAAAAATATGTTAAAATTAAAAATAACAGAAGATTTAATCGATAATTTCTTAACATAAGCTTAATCCAAGTTTGTTTAAGCTTAATCCAAGTTTGTTTAAGCTTAATCCAAGTTTGTTTATTCCAATTAGAAAAAATTGAAATAAATAATTTAATTTTAGTCCATTGATAAGGTCTATTGAGTCAATTGACAAGATGTCCGGAAAGCCTGAGCCTGTGCCTGAACCTGATATCATTGCCTTCGCGCTGGGATCATTATTAGTACCTACATCTGATAGAGTACGTGAACCATTACAACTCGATGGAAAACAAATTGTCGTTCCGATCCAGCTTTTCGTGAAGACCGGCCCGAACCCGGGCGACTACGTGATGGCTGATGATAAGATTCATCAGCTATTGGAGGATATTGATGTCGTGATGAGTCTCATTCAATGGTGTATGGCGAACAAGGAGAACATCGTTGGTTGCAAATTGCGCTGTATCTTCTCCAAGGAGTTGACAACTCTTCA